GATGTAACTGTACCGCCAGAGCCAGTCGCTGACAACGTACCGCCTGCAAAACTGACACCAGAACCAATTGTGACATTGCTAAAACCGCCAGTGCCATTGCCGTACAAAATAGACGTGCCGCTAGTTGCTGGCGCTTTGCTGTTAAATGTGTTCCAGTCAGTTGATGTAAGGTAGCCGTCAGTTGTTGTATTGGCCGCAGGCATACTGATGTTAGGCGCAGTGCCGCCAGACGATACTACGGGTGCTGTGGCCGTTACAGCAGTTACGGTGCCTTGTGCTGGCGGAGGCAACAGATTAAGCGCTTCAATTTGTTTTTGTAATTCGGCTCCTTGAGAGATTAAAGCAGAGCAGCAATTAGCCAAACCAGCCGCTTCAATTTGTTTAGTTAACTCAGCACTTAAATCAATTGGCAGTGGTTGAGTTTCAACTTCTTGCGCCAGCGCTTGCAAAGCCGATTCATATGACGCAATTATTGACTCAGAACTAAACGTAAGCCCTGAATCGTCAATAACGCCCGTAGCAACATTATTAAGAGATAAGAAAAATAAATACCAAGCGCGGTCAATGTAACCCGTTCGAGGGTCAATCAACGGCACCCGTGGTGGCGTAATTGGCGTTGGCGTAGCGTTAGGACTAGGCATTCGTTGGACTCATAATGAGTTCAGCGCCCATGATGTCAATCTTCACAGGGTCAGTGCCCGATATTTCATAGACGCGATCTCGCAATTTTAATGTCATACCCAAACGCCGCCAAAACACGCGCTTGTAATATTCTCCAATTTTACCAATGGGTGACCAATGCTCATTTGACCAAGTGTGGCCACCATCGTCTGACCAACGAAGCATGACTTGCGGGTCACTGCCTTGAGTAACAAATGTTGTTTCTTCGTCAATCAAATAATCACCATTTTCGGTAATTAAATATTCGTCATTTTCGGTTAAAAGATATATGGTCTCAGCAATCATTGACCCATTTAAGCCCACGCCAGACTCAATATCTAATTGCAAACTGTGTTGAGCTGTGCGTTTAAGATTGTTTTGGCCAGTCGGCAGCGCACGCCATGTACGAAGCCATTTTTGAATGCCGCCGTTATCGCTGTAATCAGTTAAATCAAATGCGTAAACATTGCCGTTTTCAAAGTCTCCAATGAGAATCTTGTTGTTAAACGCCATCTGGCAATTGCCGCGATGCCGAGTAAACTCACCGTTGTTCCATCCCGCACGCTCATGCCAGGCTTGCGTTGCTACATCGTAAACCCAAGTCGTGTTAGCGCTAGGAAAAACCAGTACATAAAAACTGTGGCCGTCTTGCTGGTATGTGTAACCAATTGCGTCTGACATACCGTCATACTGCTGAATCTGCCATTCAACCGCATGGGTTGAGATGCGCTGGCCAGTGTAGCCATTGGCACGGTAGACAATACCTTGTCCACGGCGGTCACGGCCTAGCCAGAACAAGCCGTTGTCCATTTTGGCTATGGAGTAAGGCGCTGCACAACCTAACTCATTAAACGCGCCTTGAATGCGCTGAAGGGGAAAGTCTGTTGCGCCAGAGTCAAACCAAACTTCAATTGAGTTTGTACCAAACGCCCATATTTCTCGAAAATTGGACACCACGGCAAGCAAGCCGTCAGGCGAGCCTTCAGTGCTAGCAAAATCAAGTGGGTCAATGGATGTGCCGTCAAGCAATGTAGTAATCCACAAGTTTTGACTGTTTGGCTCATTATATACAAAATAGCCATCTAAATAAGCCACAGTCACAGCGCCTGGAAAGTCAGGATCTGTAATTTGGCCAAACGCGCCTGTGGTGTTGTTGTAAATGTAACTGGGGCCGTTGCAAGCAATAAACAATTGCGTGCCGTTGTCTGCCATGCTAACTGGCCCAGTACCGCTTACAGCACCAATTAACGTGGCTGTGTAACTGTTGTTAATTTTGTAAAGCTCAAGACCAGAAACAACAAAACCAGTGCCATCATCGGAAGAAAAAGCCCACAGGCCACGGATTGGGCCAGTGCCAACGGTGTTAAGCAACTTTAAGCCTGGTGCGCGGTTTAAAAACGCAGGCTCTTTACCACCTTCGGGAATAATCTCTGGGAACAGATTGACCATGCGATTGTCTGCCGCATTGACAGACCGCACTACATAAGACGATCCAAGAATCGGCGTTTTCATCAATAGTTACCGGCATAGATGTTAAAGCGCTGGCGATTGGCCACTAATGCGTAAGGCAACGCCATCACATCATCAGGATTGTTAATGCGCTTCAAATCGCGCTTAGACGTCATGGCAATGCGTTGCACTTGCTGGCTTGGCTCAACACCAAACTCAGGGGCAAATTCCATGGCCAAGTTGTATGTAAACGCACGTAAATAGCCGGGCGGGTAATACAACACTGTTGACAAAGTAGCAGGTTTGTCTAATTCTTCAACCGAAATAAAATGCCACTCCAAGTTTTGCGTTGGACGTGGGTAAACAAACATTTCAATGTCAGGAAACGTCATGTTAATAAACATGACCTGAGGATATGTAGATGTTACGGTTTTAACAGCAATACCATCGTACTGCTGTTGATTGATAAACTTGATGCCATACGACACGCCATTGGGCGCTTTGAAATATGTAGCATCATCAAGCAAAATGGGGCGGTTGCCTACAAAATCACCCGATGGGCCAAGGGTGCGGCTAATAAGACTCGCAGGCCATGTAAAAACTTGATCTTGGGTAGAAAAGACAGCCAAACGCTCAGTGTTCCAACTGTCAATCATTTGGTTGAGCGCCATCAAAGCGTCTTGAGAAACCGATGCAGAGGGCGTTTCACCTTCAGCAAGCACGCCAAGGAGCCGAAGCGCCCGATTGATTTGTTCGCCAGCGGTGTACGTTGTCATGCTTAAACCTCAGTTGCGGTTTTTCTACGGCGTTTAACTTCCAGCACGTTCACAGGAGCCGCTTCAGGTTCAGAAGGCGTGTCTGGATTATAGCGAGTCCAGCCATTCTTTTCATCCATTTCAGCTTCTAAGTGCATTGTTGCAACTTTAGCGCCGTGAATGGGGTGTGTAAGGTAAATAACCATAATTTAAAAATGGGGGTGATTAGCCCCCATTTGGTTAGACTGCGCCGTGAATGATTGCAAAATTGATAATGACAGCTTCAGAGTATGAAGTTGCCGCAGTCAAATTTCGCAACGTAATCAAGGCAGAACCAGCAGCCAAATACGAAACGTAAGTGGTGTAAGCACCAGCAGCGCTACCAGTAGTATTGCTAGAGACGTTCACAATGATTGTGTCGTTAATAGAAATTATATTGTTGGTTAAAACAAACGACACCGCTGCACCCGCTGCCAAAGCAGCGTTGTTCATTGTGATGCGACCAGCAGACTTGTTTAAAGTCACGCCAGTTGCTTTGTCGGTCAACTGTGTTACCGCGCCTTGGGCGCCAGCGGCATAACCGATTTCTTCGGTTGCGTAGCATGTGCTGAATTCAGGGTCCAGATATGCAACGCCAGTAGCTTTTGTGTTTGACATGATTGTTCCTTATAAAGATGGGGCCGAAGCCCCATCAAATTTAGGCAATGCGATACAAAGACCAAGCACCGTCGCCAGTTTTCACGGCGCGATACATTTGGGCAGTACCAGCGGTGGTAACAGTCATCAAGCCTTGTGTGCCAGATGAACCAATAGACCAGCCAGTGTTGGTAGTGATTGTGATCACGCCAGAACCAGAGCCATTGGTGTTAACCACTGTGAAGTCAAAACAGCTATTGACTTTGGCGCTAGACACGGCTGCGTCCAGATCAGTTGCCAAAGGCAAAGTGTATGCCGCTGCAGTAGTGGTAGGAGTGCCCAAAATGATACCGTTCAACAACTGAGCAGTTGTCAGCGTTGCCGTGACAGTTGCAGTTGCTGGAGTAGCTTGGGTGCGAATTTGAACTTCGTTCAGGTTGCCGTCACCAACTTGGTAACCGCCTGCGCCATTAGGTAATGCCATGATAATTTCCTTAAAAAGATGTTACGAAAAACGGGGCCGAAGCCCCATTAAATTAGCCCCACATGCGTACGCCCATTTGTGGACGAATCGTGTTGTAGCCGTACAAAACGTCAATACGGCAAGGCATACGGTCATTGTTAATATCGTACTGGCGCACGACACGCAAGCTGATACCGTTGTGAACAGCACGGGCGGCCATGTCAACACCTTGGGGCAACAACAAGTCAGCAGTTGCAAAGGTGATGGCATCCTTGTGATATACCAAGTTCTGAGCGTACTGGCTAGAAGCCGCACCCACGAACACGACAGCAGCGCCGGAAGCAGGGAAGCTGTCCACGGTGGCCAAAGCGTTGGTAGAAGTGTAGATAGGAGCAACAGTGATGTTACCAGCGCCAGAGCCGTCCAAAGTCACGTTAGCAGTAGCAACGAACTGGAACAAGGAGCCGGTAGACTCACGTGTTTGTGGGTTAACAGAGTAGCAGCTAGCAACAGTGAACACGTCACCAATCTTCACAGTGCCTGCATTGCCAGCGCCAGTGATAGCGATGGTGGTTGCGCCTTGTGCAGACACAGAAGCAGACAAAGTACCGCCGGTGGCAGTGCGTGAGCCAGTTGTGAATTGCTTGATAGACTGAGACATGTTGATCTCGTCAAAGCCCAACACACCAGTGCCCATCATGCCGTTCTTGAATTGCTTGCTGATAGTGTCTGTAGGATTGAACAGACCTTTCATGCCTTCAACCAAGCCAGCGTTAGCAGCAGGGTTCACGGTAGCGTAACGGGGAGACATCACGGCTGCGTTTTCGTTCAGCTTCTGCTGGGCTTGCAACAAGACCAAAGAAGTAGAAGGAGTTGTGCCAGGTGTGCCAACAGAGTTACCAATGCTCAAATAAGCGTTAGCAACGTCAGCATCAATAGAAGATGCCAACTGGCTGATACGAGGCTTCAACACACGCTCTGCGAAGTCATCCAATTGCATGGTCAATTCGGCAGAAGTGAAGTTTACGCCGATATGCTTTTGCGAAGCGACAGACAAAGTGGTGTACTGTTCGTTGTCGTCTTGAACTTGCAAGGCGGCACCGTCAGTTACCAAAGCGCGGTCTGGTAAGCGGATACGAAGGGTTGAACCAATTTTGGCACCTTCAACAGCGAAAGAGTCATCATATTGGCGGTTTACGTTACGTGTGATAACAAGATTGTTCTCAAGGATCTCGAGAGCTTTTCTTGTGATCATGTCGATGGTTAAGATCGAATTTGACATAATAAAGTCCTAATTAAAAAATAGTTAGCGGTTTCTCT